TTGTACTAAATGGGTCTACCCCTTGTACGTTGTACTGTCCATCATAAAACTCTTGTAAAAACTCACGGTCCGAACTCCCTTGAAAATGCTTGCCATGTAACACATCCACACTGGACCTGTATGATTCGGGTATATTCAATTCTCGATCTATGAATATATCATCTGATGTGATTGTATCAATTTTATGATCACCCACAAACAATTCGACATACTCAATAACTGAAATTCCAAATATATCGACAGGGAAAAGGTTAGACGCGGCACCCTCGATAAGACCTGGAATGGAATTAGGATCGGCTACGAATGAGAGAGTTATATCTTGTAAAATATCACCATACTTTTGTGGAATTGGCACCTCTAAGAAGTCACCTGTATGCACCCCTTCCGCAAAGGAAATTTTAAAATTTTCAGTTGCATAGTTTGTATACTTGCTAAACCTTTTAGTAAAAAAAGAAAATGACGGGTCGATACTTAAAGAGTCGCTTATTGTACCAAGCGCTACAATCTGGACTCGACCTGCCATATAGTACTATGTACCATTAATATTTTAAGCCACTCAATCCACTCGAATAATGGAGTATATTGTAACTCTTCGCATAAATCTGAACCTCTGTGATGTCACCTTCTTCAGCTGAATATGGATCTGAATAATCTAATTTGATTTGACATCTTTGGTCTATTATACGACTGAAATTCAAATGTCCTGATGGACTGTTATCCAATGGGTAAAGTGCGAAAGAATAACTTGCAATTTGGTCTCTTGTTGGTAATTGAAATGATGTTCCATCAAGGAATGAAACATCTCCACCTACCCCTGATAATGCATTTGTTAGAGAATTTTCATAAACTAATTTTGAAAAAGATTCCTTGAATAAGGATGTATTGTTCAGGGTTACCCCCAATTCTTTAAATTTTGTATTGAGCATGTACTGAATCAATTCTTTATCATTTTGATAGGAAAACTTCCTTGATTTCTTTCCTGCTATGAAATACATTGTTTTAACTGGATGCTGGAAACGTAAAATGATTTCATCTTCATCTTTGGTCCTTGGTATATCATGTCTTCTCAATTGCATCTGTGTAATCAACTGGTCAACTGGAGCACTTTTTAAATAATTCAGTTCGTCATCACCCAAGTATGCATAGGTTGGTAAAAGAGATGCTGTTTGTATATTTGCTTGTATATCATTTTCATTTATGTATGGTCGTAAGAGTTTATCAAGGCTCCTGAATTTTATTCGAACATAACAATCATGTTTATCAAGTTTACATAACAATACGGAAGCTGGTAAATTATTATAAAAGTAGAATGGTAAATCGATATACATTTGTCTCAACTTCCATTCACCGGAATCATTTTTACCATATGGTTGTTCCTTCGCAGTTGTTAGAGGGACGATACTATCTCTAAAATTATAGTCACTCGCGTGATATTTATGGTACAGATAAATCCAATCACCTGTGAGTCTTTCTATATGCGTCCCCCCTATAAAAAGATCAGCGTATTCGATAGCATGAATACCAACATTGGGTGTGAACGGGTCCTCATCTGTGATTGTTTCTTCTGTGAGTACTTTGGAAAAGAACTTATACCGGAGTGTTAAGTTCGTGAGAAGATCACCCATATCCACCGGGATTATACAAGTTGTCTCCTGACCAAATCTAGCATCGAGTAGTGGATTTTCTCTCACATCGAATGCAAATTGTGTATGTTTTTTGAAGATACCAGAAAAATGAGAATAGGTGGGACTCCCTGTTATGTGGATATCCTGAGTTCCTAAACTGTCTAGTCGTAGTCTTCCTGCCATCTCTACTTAATTATACGTTTTGTTTTTTAAGTCTGCAATAAAAAGCCATCATTGAATGATAATGTTTTGTACCCTGTGTAATACATATGAAACTTATACTCTGGGTTTTCGAGGCGTGATCCATTCCCAAACTGGAGACCTATATCATCAACCATTTCCATATAAAATTTAGTCTTTTCTGAATTTAGGGCAGAGAAATCAAGAAACCCCGAGGGTGTGGTACTCTTAGGGAACAATGCGAAATTATAAGTGTAAATGTAATTAAGTAAATAATTGGGTGAAGGTGGTTCAAATGCGTACGTCCTCGTTACATCGGTTGCTGAACGCGCTAATCTCGAGCGTAAAGGGACATAACTGAAAAAATACTCTCTATCGTTGTTGGATACATTTGGAATGCGTTCATCATTTAATATGAAATAAGCACGTTTTAGGAGATGTGGTTCATTGGTATCGTTAATCTGTGAGCGAGTAAAGTTGAAACGATTCGCGGTTGTTGAATAGAACCATTTATTTATATAATCGGCTCTTTCATCAGGCAAACTTCGATACTCCTCTTCATCTTCATATCCTTCGTACCTAAAAAACCAATGAAAACATTTGACTGGGACACTCGGCTCCAATTGTAATACAAATTCTCTTTTTTGTGGTTCGAGGGGAATACTCGAATGTTTGAATACAAAATCATATATAAATTCTTGGTTAGGTCTCATGAAATATAACCGTTCTTCTGGAGAAATTGTAATTTCCTCGGTAATGACTTTGAAAATTGGCATTTGCTTCAATGGTGGTTTTTCAGGTAGACCTCGGGAAATAGTGTTTTCATCTACACGCTGGTTATAGATGGTGGAGAAAGACTGTTTGAAAAATTCAATTTCGAGTGTAATTTTCTGTTTATGAATGGCACATAGAGGAAACGGAGCCTTATTTTGAACGTTTTCTGAATAGACATCACCTGCATAATTATGTGAAAAGAAGAATGGTATATGGATATAAAATTGATTACTTTGCGCTGCCTTCTGACCAGATGGTTGAGTCGTCTCACCACCGACTATATTTCTATTGTACAGTGTATTTGCAGCCATTTTTTGTGAATCATTCGTGTACAAATTATCATGGATTATACACCAATCCGCTGTTATTTCTTCGAGTATTTGAGTATCCACTTTAAATTTGATACTTTTGATTATTTTCCGACCAAGTAGTTGCATGTCCCACGACCAATTCGCGATTTCGGGTAATGTAAAAGTGGGTGGGGGAATAGCTCCATCGACGATCTGTTTTACAGTGTTGGGGAGAACATTATATACACTTTGAACAATATCACCCGAAATTAAAGTATTAATTTCTGATCGCAGTGTGATTGTTACAGTCCCGTTAAGTACATTAAGTATATCGAGACTAAATGTGTAACTATTTATATCAATCCCTAACGCAGTAACTAGTTGACTCCCTGGTTTTACTCTACCAGATATAATATCTAATAGAGCGACATATACATTATTGGGTGTATTGGTAAATAGTCCCACTGGAAATGTCGTGAGAAGTAAAGTATTAAACTGCCTTTCAAATGATAAAAAAGATTCGAAATCTGGAAATAAGAAATTAGAAAAAATAACTCCAACTGCATTTGGTGCACCTGCTAACCACCACTTACTAAACGTATCGTACCCGAATTCGAGCAACGTTTTACCACCAAATAAAACTTTTTGTGTCGTCTCATTGAATGTAATATCCTCATTATTCCAGTCCGGCAATTCCATTTGAATCCATATATTATTTAAGAGATCCCCCATATTTTGTGGTTTCAATTCGACACGAACCGTTTCACCGAAAGGCCATGAAGGTGAAACGCCTGCGTTTACTGTGTGTACATTATGATACTTCCGAAATTCGGAGTGTCTCATATTGTCATTATATTTAAACAATGATTCTTCAGGGTCTTTGGAAAGGAGGTGTGTATCCTGCTTTCCAATAGCTTTGAGGGAAATTTTAGCAGCCTCACCCATATCTACTTACTGCTCACATATTTTTAATATCATTCTTCCACATCGTAATGTGACTAATCTTCAACATCTTTTCCAGATCCTCTTTCGCCTGTGCCGCTTCCGTCATCAGCGCTTTTACGCGTTCCTCTGTGTATTCAACCGTCCTCGTATTGAGGAGATAGTCCAAGTTTCCATCAATCTTAGGAAAGATAGAGGACATCTCATTCTCTAATTCTACCTTCTTCCTTTTGAACACCACTAACTTCCCCTCAATGACCATTGATACAAACTTTGATTTATGGTCACACATTTCCGTCCGCTTCTCGAGGACATCGATGAGATGTGCCTTACGCTTCTTATAATGCTCTATGCGGAGTTCCACAAAGTCTGTTAGAATCTCTTCAGGGCTCGCATACTTGTGAATACCCTTCGTTGGGTGAAAGAGGTGCATGTTTGAGACACGGAATGTCTTTCTCAACTTGAGATCTTTGAGTAAATCTTTCCCTGCATAGTCCATGATTTCAAAATGAACATCATCTGTGGTAGAGTTATTGGTGTACCCCCCAATCATCTTCTTTTCCACGAGACCGTCGAGGTACTCCTTATAGTCTTGGGTCCATCGTCCGGGTGGTAATTCGGTGACCACAATATTGGTTCCGGACCAATTCCATACACCTTCCATCATCCATGTGTCTTCCTCCTTGTGCACCACCCCCTTGAAACCCCTGAACCAGGGTCGCATAGGAACAATTTCATCACCACTCAAAATCCGTTTGATGTTCGCCTTGATATCCTCGGGGTTGAAAGGTGGTACATAGCAACTGAAACCTGTACCAATACCTTCAGTCCCATTGACCAAAACCATTGGTAAGGTGGGCATGTAAAAGTCGGGTTCGATGGAGCGTCCATCATCATCCAAATAGTTGAGAATTGCATCATCCTTGGGATCGAAGAGCTTCCTCGCATCCTTGGTGAGCCTAGTGAAGATATACCTCGTTTGGGACGCATCCTTACCACCCATAAGCCTCGTACCAAATTGACCACAGGGCTCCAAAAGATTGATATTGTTAGACCCCACATAATCGTTCGCCAACTTCACAATCGTATCCGCGAGAGAAACTTCACCGTGGTGATACGCACTCTTTTCAGCTACAAATGCGGCCAATTGAGCAACCTTCATCTCATCCTTGAGATTCTTCTTGAAGCAAGCGTACATAACCTTACGTTGCGATGGCTTGAGACCATCAGCCATGTGTGCGATGGAACGCTTGAGATCTGCGAGACTGAAGTTCACCAAATCCTTATGCACAAAGTCTGTGATGTCCAACTGTTTCACACTTCCGTAGGGTACTTCAAGTTGGTCAGCATCCTTTGCTGTATTCTCGAGAAGCCATACTTTTCGAGCATCCGCCTTCTTCTTATCGAATGCGAGAATGATCGAGGCATCTGTCATCTTATCCATATCAAATCGAACAGTGAGATCCTGAATCTGTTTGAAGTACTCACGAGCCTCCGCCGATGTGGAAGTACCCAAACCCTTATAGTACTTGACTTTCCACCCAGCCTTACCATCACCATACCAGGTCCTAAACGCAGAGTCTGTGTAGAAAGACTTTACACTAGAACCCTTTGTCGCCTTGATGATTGGTGTCACCATACTCACCACAAAGTTAAGCTTGAGGAGGCTCGGCCAGAAATAATGAATCATGTTTAGGATGAGACCCTTGATGTGAGACCCATCGTTATCAGCATCGGTCATGATCATTAAGCGTCCATAGCGAAGCTCTGAGAGATCCTTATAATCCTTACCCTGTTGGAGACCCAAAATCTTCTTGAGGTCATTGAACTCCTGGTTCGATGTGAGTTGCGACACAGAGACATCCCTCACATTCTTACACTTACCACGGAGTGGGAATACACCATAGTGGTCCCTACCAACCACCGAGAGACCGGCGACCGCCAAAGTCTTTGCAGAGTCACCCTCGGTTACGATGAGGGTACACTCTTTCGAATGTTTGGTTCCCGCCTTATTCGCATCATCCAACTTGGGGATACCTGTGATAGTAGACTTGCGGGCACCATCAGACTTCTGGAGTTCCTTCATCTCCTTAAACCTGGAGAGTGCCAGGAGTTCATCAGCGATTCCAGTCTTGAGCGCGTTCTTGATAAAACTTTTAGGTGCTTCAAACTTACTCCCAAAACTTTGAGACTTTGAGGTACACTCAGACTTCACTTGGCTGGAGAAGGTTGGATTCTCGAGGGTTGCCTTAACAAAGATAGTAAAAGTATTCTTGACTTGTTGAGGTTTCAACTTAATCTTCTTCGCCATTTCATCGATGATACCATTTGCGATAAGGTTTGCTGCGTGATCGACATGGGTTCCACCCTTATTGGTGCAGAGTCCATTCACGAATGAAACCTGCTCCATTCCATTTTCAGCGGGTCCAATACACACTGACCACCGATCGGTATTAATAGAGCACACCTCTTCAACACCCTCATGCATCTTAGCATATGCTTCAAATGTCTGTTTGGTGAGCACGTCATCATTGAACTTCACTTTACAGTTTTGGGTGGTACAGATATTCGCATCCCAAACCCGTTTTTGGAAGATGTTATAAATGGTATCGTCCATCTTGGACATCCCGAAACGTTTCCACTCGGGAGTGAAAGTGATGGCGACAGATGACGTAGCAGCTGAATATTTTTTGATTTTAGGGGGGTCACAGACAGTCATATTCTTCGACCACGATTGGGTATAGGTTTGCTTCGTCTCATGGTCCTTGATGACCACGGAAAAGTCAGTGGAGTAGATGTTCGCCAATTTGGCACCGTAGCCATTGCGACCACCGACGATACGCTTTTGGGTATCATCATAATTGGTACTTGTGAGGAGGTGTCCAAAGACGAGTTCAGGGTTCCATAGACCCTCTTTCTCATGCATTTTTACAGAAATACCACCGAGAGGACCATTATTCTCGATGGTCACGGACCCCGACCCCTTATCGATGGCGACGGAGATGGAACTGACATGTTTGGGGTGGAGAGAGTTGCGGTCAATAGCATTGACCAGGATTTCATCAAAGATCTTCAAGAGGGCTGGGGAATACTTGAGGTTCTTCTTGGAGAACTTTTCACCGTTGAGGATCCAGTAGGGTTCTGTACCCAACTCAACTGGACCGACATAGGAGTCAGGTCTCTTCAGAACGTGTTCGATATGGGTGAGTTTTTGAACGCTTTCCATGATTTCTTACTTTAATTACAAATCAAAGCTCTAACTTAGGTTTACTATCACTTTTTGGCAATTCTCTCTAAATTTTTTACCGCGACGAATTTCGTCGTACTCACGCAGAATGTGAAACTTGGGTGAGTGAGGTAAGAGGTAACCACTTGTCCATATCTTCTCCCAAAATTCCGGGCTAAAGTGGTCTTTCATGAGAGCATATAACTTGAGGTCTCTCTGGTCGACCCATTCCTTCGTGGCCCACGGTTTCTTAGGCATTCGTCTATAGTTCCCCTCGTAACGGTTTCTCAAGGTATCGCCCTCTATAACGATGTTTCCTCCTCGGGAATACCAGTCGTCCAGACACCGATTCACGTCCTCTTTGTCGAATGAACTCATGTCTGTGAAGGCTAAATCTCTGTCTCAACTTAGGTATACTTTTTTCTTTGGATACGATAAGAAGGATGTACCTCTACCTCATCGTTGCGATTTTCGTATTATTTTTGATGATGCAAAATCGTTCAAGAGGTACCAAGAGTTCTATTGAGAAAATGGTGAAGCAGTCCGCACAGTATGCCATCACCGCCCAACAGGATGTCTCACCAGTCATGTCTGTACGACATGCTAACTATGCAGTCGCCCACCTCTACGCCCTTGGGAACATAGCAACTGATACACAGATTCATAATGCTACAGGTATAGATGTGAAGAAGTTCAAAGAACATATCACAAATGTTCAAGAAATGGTTACTAAGAAGACAGTTGATAAATTTCCAGATTTCGAGGGTCAAGTTGATATGTATCTCTCTGAAATTGCATAAAACACCTAAGTACACTCTCAAGAGTAAGAAAAAGTCAAGAAAAAAATGCAGGTCGTGCATGATCTTATGTGGGAGCGTTGCCTCGAGGATGCGGTCAAAATGTACCGTTTCAGCGAGCCAGATGAGAAGTGTATCCAGCTCGCGAATGCAACCTGGATTATGAAGAAGAAGTACCAGGAACATGAACATAAAAAAGATGCGAGGAAATTAATTGTACTCGAAAAACCACCAGAAATAGTAAACGAACAACGAACATCGAAGAAAATTTGTTGTGCGACGACGATGTCTGGAAAATCCTGTTCATTCAAGGCTGTTTGTGGAGACTATTGTAAAAAACATAGCGTGAAGAATGTGACCCTAGGGACGAAAGTAGATGTGAGTAAAATTAAAATCACCGACTAATAGAAAGATAATGTTAGACCAGGAAAGTCTTAGACCTGTAATAATAGCGATGGCACTTTACATTGCCGTAAATATTATTCTTCCTCGTATCGTCACCAAACCTACCGGTTTCCAACCCCTCGATGACATTGTAATGACTAGTATTGCTCAACGAGATTCGTTAATGAGTGGTACTATCCTAATTGGTCTTATCATCTTCGCTACCAATTACATTCAAGGTGAATTCTTCTAATACATTCTTCACCCCAACTAAGTTTTTCGTGTGTTCATGATCCATATGACGAACACGAGTATCATACGCATGTCTCATGAACTCCAAGAGTTGGTCAAAATTTGGTTTACCCCAAACCATACCCTTTTTGAAGAGGAAATCATCCTTCTCCAACTCTTGAAGTCCACAATCAATCGTGTAAGGTGTCTTGATATATTCAGGAGCACCACCATAATCCGTGATGATCACAGGTTTATCTCTCAACGCCGCCTCTACAGCCCCCATACCAACACCCTCGGAATGTGAGAAATTCACGTAGCAATCACATCGATTATGAAGTTCATCCATCCCATCATCAGAAAGGAGATCGTTAATGACTTCAACTCTAGGTAACCGAATATCTACTGGTTGATTACATGTCGCCTTTACAACGAGACGTGTATTTGGTTCATTGAGACGGATGAAAGCTTGGAGAACATCTTGAAATTTCTTTCGATGATCCATAATGTTCCCAATATGATAGAATGTGTATGGTCTCTCTTTCGGTGTTGGTACATGAGCGTGAATAACATAGAACTCATTATCAGGAAACTGTCGGGAGAAAACCCTCTTACAGAATTCACTAGGTACGGCAACACGTTTAAACTCTTTCATGATCATACCATAATCTTCATGAACCGTTTCAGTCTCACATATGGTCATACATGTGAGATTCTTGATACGGGTTCGTACATACTTGAGATATTCCAGGTGACTACCAATCGGGAGCATAAAAATCAGGCCATGTTCATGTTCAGGAATTTTACTTCCAAATACATGATAACTTGTATCGGATTGAAACAATCGAGTATATTTTTGAGCATGATTTCCTATACCCGTATTTAGATGAGGACCTATAATGATCATTTGAATTAAAGATAATCTTTCTTTTATATATAATACAATGGATTCTCTACGCAAAGAAATTGAACAGGAAATGAAGCGTGCTCGCCTCGACAAGGGTCGTCTTTACGATATTATTCTCAAACTAGTTGATAACAGTAGCGTAGGTGGTGCGGCCACTCAAGGTTCCCGAGGCCCCCCTGGTCCCCCCGGTCCCCAAGGCCCCCAAGGCCCTCAAGGCCCTACCAGTCCAAAGAGTGAGTCCAAAGAAGCTACTCCCATTATCGATGCATCTGTTAAGAAGGTCCCCATTAAGAAGGCACCCGTTAAGAAGGTCGTCTAAATATATAAGTCAAACCTACCCCATTATAAATACACATCGGTCATTACCCATTATGTATTTATATCGAGACATTTGTATAAAGTAAAAAATATATGATAAAGATATATGGGAAAGAAAGTCCTAAAGGTTGAGAAGCTCATATCAGAAAATGGTATAATAGAGCTTGAAGCAGGTACTCAAATCATAGGTGGTACATTTCAATCTAGTACCCAATGGGGTGCCGGAACAGTAAATACTGATATACATTATAGTTCAGGAGACGTAGGTATTGGTACAAATGATCCCAGGTTTACTCTGGATGTAAATGGTACAGCGAATGTGGGAGTATTAACAACGACGAGTGTTTCAGGTGATGGTTCCGGTCTGACAGGTATTCTAACCTCTGCTATACCCAATTTAAATCAGTCACAATGGACTACTAGTGGTAATGATGTTTATATTGATAATAATTCTATTAGTGTGGGTATAGGAAAGACTCCCACTACAACTTTAGATGTACTTGGTACAGTGAAAGCTACTACAATGCGAGCGACGACTATTGTCGGTGAGGGTTCTGGTATCACGAATATTCAAGCTACGAATATAGCCGGCTTAACTAATTCACAGTGGACTGGGGCGACTAACGGTATAAATTATAGTGGTGGTAGAGTTGGTGTAGGAACCAGTACACCTGGGTTTACTCTAGATGTAAATGGTACAGCAAATGTCGGTGCATTAACGGTGACGACTATTTCAGGTGTTGGTTCCGGTCTCACGGGAATCCCATCTTCCGCTGTTATCGGTGGTTCTGATGTATGGGTTACATCAGGTGCTGATATAAACTTCACTGATGGTAGAGTTTCTATTGGAACGGATATATATGACGCGAACCTCCATGTCGAAGGTACTGTGTTCATATCTTCGAACATTGAAGTTGGTATAGCCAATTTATTCGTAGATACCAGTACTTCTAATGTTGGTATCCGGACGAGTACACCTGGGTACGCACTTGATGTTAATGGTGACATTAACTGTTCAGGTGAATTTTACAAGGGTGGGGCTACATTTGTAACCAGTCCGTGGACAGTAACTAATGATGACCTAAAGTATACGACTGGTAATGTTGAAGTTGGTACAGCAAATTTATTCGTGGATATAGAGAATTCAAATGTGGGTATTGGAACTGCTACACCGTTGGAAAAACTTGATGTTATTGGAGCTGTAAAGGCTACCTCTTTTATTGGAATTCAAGCGAGCGATATTCCAAGTGGTTTAGATACAGGTGTAATCACTACTGGTGTGTTCAACGCACTACGTATTCCTGATTTGCCTGCGAGTAAAATTACATCAGGAACCTTCCCTACGGGGCAAATCCCCGAATTGTCAGCGAGTAAAATCACTAGCGGTACATTCCTTCAAGCCCGTATCCCATTATTGTCGGGTGTAACGGGTGTGTTCGACCCCAATGTAGACGCAATCAAAATTGGTAACGGTGCAGGAACGACCAGTCAAGGAGCTGATGGTGTTGCCATAGGGCATGATGCAGGAACGACCAGTCAAGCAGCTGATAGTGTTGCCATAGGGCATGATGCTGCGACGACGTCTCAGGGAACCAAATCCGTCGCCATAGGGAATCTAGCGGCTACGACGTCTCAGGGAACCCGTAGCGTCGCTGTAGGGTACTACGCGGGTTCGACGTCTCAGGGACAATACTCCGTCGCCATTGGGGTCCAAGCGGCTCAGGATACACAGGGAGAGACTGCTATCGCTATAGGGTATAAATCGGGTAATGCGGATCAGGGAGACCAAGCCGTCGCCATTGGTAAGGACGCGGGTGAATCGAATCAGACAGCCAGCGCCGTCGCCATAGGGTTCGAGTCGGGTAAGACTAATCAGGGAGCCAGCGCCATCGCCATTGGTACGGAAGCGGGTGAAACGAATCAGGGAGACTCCGCTATCGCTGTGGGACAACTGGCGGGTCAAACGAATCAACATGACAACTCAATCATCCTCAATGCCTCTGGTTCGGCTTTGAACAGTGTCGGGGCAAGTAGGTTCTATGTGAAACCTATCCGAACCGCCACCGTGACGAGTAATGTGGTCACTTACAACAGCACGAGTGGGGAAGTATTGGATTGTAATACAGTTACGATAAATACATTAGGGCATATCACAGCAGTTAAATTTTTGGGTGATGGGTCAGCACTTCAAAATCTTCCCTCCGCTGGATACAACTCCGCCGTGGATGATATCAAAATTGGTAACGGTGCAGGAACGACCAGTCAAGCAGCTGATAGTGTTGCCATAGGGCATGATGCTGCGACGACGTCTCAGGGAACCAAATCCGTCGCTATAGGGAATCTAGCGGCTACGACGTCTCAGGGAACCCGTAGCGTCGCTGTAGGGTACGCTGCGGGTTGGAACACACAAGGAGACAACGCCGTCGCTGTAGGTCAACATGCGGCTCAGAATAGACAAGGAGTGGATGCCGTCGCTGTAGGGAATAGAGCGGGTCAGACGGATCAGGGACCCGATTCTATTGCTATAGGATATTATGCAGGTAATTCGGATCAGACATCTAATGCCGTCGCCATAGGGTTCGAGTCGGGTAAGACTAATCAGGGAGCCAGCGCCGTCGCCATTGGTACGGAAGCGGGTGAAACGAATCAGGGAGACTCCACTATCGCTGTGGGACAACTGGCGGGTCAAACGAATCAACATGACAACTCAATCATCCTCAATGCCTCTGGTTCGGCTTTGAACAGTGTCGGGGCAAGTAGGTTCTATGTGAAACCTATACGAGCTGCTACCGTGACGAGTAATGTAATGATATATGACGCTGCGAATGGGGAAGTGATAGATTGTACCGGAGTCACGGTAAGTTCTTCAGGGGATGTCACA